GACGCCGTATTTGTCGCCGGTGTTGACAATGCGGATATTAAACATTTCAATTCTTTTCATGGTGTGATCCTTAAATGAGTGACAGGCGTTGCGCGTCGATGTTGAGCGCGATAAGCGCAGCTGCTAACGCAGCGACTTTGACGCCGGCATACTGCGCAGCGTCGGTGCACGCGTCGATGGGGTTGGTTTGACACTGCGTGCGCATGAATTGATATTGGGCGATGGCGTCGGTCATACAGTACTTTCACGGGTTTGTTGAACACACACGTAGTGTAAAGCATTTCCGCCCACAAATGTGCATTGTAAGGCTGTTTGTTACAAATTGTTACATGTGGACGTTGTGGGCGCGTTGTGGACTGCGTGAAAACGCGGCCGGTGTCCACGTGGCGAGCCCCTATTTATGCGGGTTTGAGCTGTTTGTGGACAATGTGGACTATGAGAATTACAGTTAACAGAAAATAACTGCTTAAAAAATAGGCAAGTAGGGTACAGCGAATTTAATTGCTTGTCCAAATGGTCCACATTGTCCACACTCGCCCGGCGCGGACTCCGGCGTTAAATTTAAGTTAGTAGGCACTAACCTATTTGTGGACTGTCCACATTGTCCACAAACCACAGTTCATACAGTGATGTACACGCATACAGTACTGTACAAACGTACATGCACCTAGCCAGGGCTGACGGCTTGTTGTGGACTGTCCACATTGTCCACAAAATGTTAGTAAGCACACACTAACCAGGTGGTGGTTTGAGCTGGAGGGGGAGGGGGTAGGGCCGAGCGGACCGGTCAACGGTAGCGTAGCGTTCAGCAACAATTTTTATTTTTTACAAAATGCTTTACACTTCCCAGCACGCATCCACGCGGCCATACATCTATGAGTTTTCATTCACTGCCACTTGTCATCAATGAAGTGCGCGCCACCGAGGCGGTGCTTAACCGCATCTACGACGCAGCCAAGCTCGGGTTGAAGGGCGACAACCTAGCGCTCGCAGCAGGCATGGTGCCCACCGCCTACCGGCAGTTGTGCGAGTTGGATAGAGTGGCGCAGCTGGCCGAACAAAAAGGCCGCGCCGACGGCGAGCTGCTTGCGTCCCAACAGCTGCACAAAGCAGCCGAAGAGGGCGACGCCAAGGCCAGTCTGGCCATTCTGCAAAACGTCCACGGCTGGGTAGCCAAGCAGGCCATCACAGTCGATGTCAACCAACAGATCAGTATTCTTGGCGCACTGGCCGAAGCCGAGCGCCGAGCAGCCGACGTGATCGACAACAGCGTGACGGACGTCATCGCGCGCGAGCCTACTCAGCCACTGCAAGCACGACTAGCACCCCACAAGCAGGCAGCCGCATAATGCAAACCACTATCTATTCGGCCGAAGACGAACAAGAGTTGATGGCCAGGCTCTGGTCACCACAGTACAAAGACAACCCACTGGCGTTTGTGCTGTACACGTTCCCGTGGGGCGTCAAGGGCACGCCACTGGAACACTTCTCGGGACCGCGCAAATGGCAGCGCGAGGTGCTTCAGCAGATCGGCGACCACATCAAAGCAAACCGGGGCAAGCTGGACTTCAACACCCTACGCCACGCAGTCTCCTCAGGTCGCGGTATTGGCAAGTCGGCCTTAGTGTCATGGATCGTGATCTGGATGCTGTCCACCCGCATTGGCTCGACCACCATCGTGTCGGCCAACAGTGAGTCACAGCTCCGCTCGATCACATGGGCCGAGATCACCAAGTGGCTGGCCATGTCCTTGAACAGCCACTGGTTTGAGGTAAGCGCCACCAGGCTCATGCCGGCCAAGTGGCTGACCGAGCTGGTCGAGCGTGACTTGAAGAAGGGCACACGTTACTGGGGCGTCGAGGGCCGGCTGTGGTCAGAAGAGAACCCAGACGCCTACGCGGGTGTGCACAACTTCGACGGTGTGATGGTGATCTTCGACGAGGCCAGTGGTATCGCGGACGCCATCTGGGCGGTGACCGCTGGTTTCTTTACAGAAAACACCCCGAACCGGTTCTGGCTGGCGTTCTCCAACCCACGGCGCAACACCGGGTATTTCTACGAGACCTTCCACAGCAAGCGCGAGTTCTGGAACACCAAGGTGGTGGACGCGCGCACGGTCGAGGGCACGGACAAGCAGGTCTACCAACAGATCATTGATGAATACGGGCCGGACTCGTCGCAGGCGCACGTCGAGGTGTACGGCGAGTTCCCGAATGCAGGCGACGACCAGTTCATCTCCAGCCTGGTGGTGGACGACGCCATGAAGAGACCGCTGTACAAAGACCCAAGCGCGCCAATCGTGATCGGGGTGGACCCGGCACGGTTCGGGGCAGACGCCACGGTGATCGCGGTGCGGCAGGGGCGAGACATCACGCGCATCATTCGGCACCGCGGCGACGACACCATGACGGTGGTCGGGTACGTCATTGAGGCGATTGAAGAGTTCAAGCCGGTGATGGTGTTCATCGACGAGGGCGGGCTGGGCGCGGGCATCGTGGACCGGCTCAAAGAGCAGCGGTACAAGATCAAGGGCGTGAACTTCGGCTGGAAGTCGCGCAACCCGGCCATGTACGGCAACATGAGGGCGCAGATCTGGGGAGACATGCGCGACTGGCTGAAGTCGGCCAGCATCCCAAACGACAGGTTCTTGAAAACTGATCTGATCTCGCCTATGATGAAGCCAGACTCCAAGGGGTCGATCTTCCTAGAGTCGAAAAAAGACATGAAAGCGCGCGGTTTGGCGTCACCCGACGCTGCTGACGCCATCGCGCTGACCTTTTCATACCCGGTTGCAAGCCGGGGTGAGTACAATAAACCCGAGCGCCGCGTCGTGTCAGAGCGCGGCGCGGTCTCAACCGGATGGATGGGGGCGTGATGGCAACGAAGAAAACTGTCTCTCTGAGCGTCAAAAAAGGCGAAAAGCTGCCGGTGTCCAAGGGCGCGGGCTTGACAGCCAAGGGCCGCGAGAAGTACAACGCAGCCACTGGCAGCAACCTCAAAGCGCCAGCGCCCAGCCCCAAGACAAAGGCCGACCAGGGCCGTAAAGATTCGTTCTGTGCCCGCATGGAAGGGGTTGTTAAAAACGCCAAAGGTCCAGCAGAACGGGCCAAGGCATCACTTAAAAGATGGAAGTGCTGATCATGGCTACAAAACCCGGACTCTATGCAAACATCAACGCCAAACGCGAACGCATCGCGGCTGGCTCTGGCGAGAAAATGCGCAAACCCGGCGCTGCCGGTGCACCCTCGGCCAAGGACTTTAAAGAGTCGGCCAAAACTGCCAAACCTGCCAAAAAGGCCAAGTGATGCCACTCGTCAAGTCACCCTCAAAAGAGGCATTTCGCAAGAACGTCAAGGCCGAAGTGGCTGCGGGTAAACCCGTAAAGCAGGCCGTGGCAATTGCTTATTCTGTCAAGCGCGCGGCGTCCAGCAGCGGTACCTCTGCCAAAAAACCAACAATGAAGACCAAAAAATGAGCCTCCAAGCCCTGCAAGACTGCCTGATCGTGCGCCCAGACATGGAAAAACATGAGTTGTTTATCCTGTTGAGGCAGAAACAAACTGGCACGGGTGTGGTAATCTCCGTTGGGCCTAAAGCCAAGGACGTAAAAGTCGGCGACAAAGTGCTATTTGGTGATTCCATCGGCCAAGACCTGAAATATGAGGGTGACAACCTTCTGGTCATGAGGGAATCACACACCCTCGGAGTATTTGACGCATGAAAGACACTACCGGAATCGTAGCCGCAGCAAATGTGGCAAAAAACGGCCCGTACCCGTCAAAAGGCGGTTCCGAGGAAATTCTGACCGTTGCCCGTTCACGTTTGAACACAGCAATGACTGCGTTTTCCGAGACTCGTGAGGACGAACTCGACGATTTGCGGTTCTACGCTGGCTCTCCAGACAACCAGTGGCAGTGGCCCGCTGATGTGCTCCAGACCCGTGGCTCTTTGCAGGGTCAAACGATCAATGCCCGCCCCTGCCTGACCATCAACAAGCTGCCGCAGCACGTTCACCAAGTGACGAACGAGCAGCGCATGAACCGCCCTGGCATCAAGGTGATCCCGGCTGACGACAAGGCCGATGTGGACATGGCAGACGTGTTCAATGGTGTGATCCGGCACATCGAGTACATCTCGGACGCTGACGTGGCCTACGACACCGCCTGCGAGAACCAAGTGTCCTACGGCGAAGGCTACATCCGGGTCTTGACCGAGTACTGCGACGACAAGTCGTTCGATCAAGACATCAAGATCGGGCGCATCCGCAACAGCTTCAGCGTTTACATGGACCCCTTGATTCAAGACCCCGCAGGCGCAGATGCCCGCTGGTGTTTTATCACGGAAGACATCCCCAAAGCTGAGTACGAGCGTCTGTATCCCGATGCAGCGCCTATCAGCACCCTCATGAGCCTTGGCGTGGGCGATCAGTCCATCGCCCAGTGGATTGGTGAGAACACCATCCGCATCGCCGAGTACTTCTACATCGAGTACGAAAAGCACACGCTCAACCTGTACCCTGGCAACCAGACTGCGTTCAGCGGTACGCCCGAGGACAAGATGCTGCGCGAAATGTTCGGCAAGCCGATCCGCACCCGCGAAGCTGACCGCAAGAAGGTCAAGTGGTGCAAGATCAACGGCTACGACATCCTTGAAGAACGCGATTGGGCTGGCTCCTACATCCCCGTGGTGCGCGTGGTTGGTAACGAGTTTGAGGTGGACGGCCAGATGTACGTGTCGGGCTTGGTGCGCAACGCCAAGGATGCCCAGCGCATGTACAACTACTGGGTGTCGCAGGAAGCTGAGATGCTGGCGCTGGCCCCCAAAGCCCCATTCATCGGGTACGGTGGGCAGTTTGAAGGTTACGAGCAGCAGTGGAAGACTGCCAACACAAACAACTGGCCCTATCTGGAGGTCAATCCTGACGTTACAGACGGTCAAGGCGCTGTGTTGCCACTACCCCAGCGGGCACAGCCTCCGATGGCCTCCAGCGGCCTGCTGCAAGCCAAGGCGGGTGCTGCTGAGGACATCAAGTCGGCCACCGGTCAGTACAACGCATCGCTGGGCATGACCAGCAACGAGCGTTCTGGCAAAGCCATCCTTGCGCGTCAGCGTGAGGGCGACATCGGCACCTACCACTACGTTGACAACTTGGCCCGTGCGATTCGTCACATTGGCCGTCAACTCGTAGACCTGATCCCCAAGATTTACGACACCGAGCGCATCGCCCGCATCATTGGCGAAGATGGTGAGCCATCGACCGTCAAGATGAACCCAGGGCAGCAAGAGCCGGTCAAGCGCATCGTGGACCAAGAAGGCGTGTTGATTGAGAAGATCTACAACCCCGGCGTTGGCAAGTACGATGTGCGCGTGATTACCGGTCCTGGCTACGCTACCAAGCGTCAAGAGGCTTTGGAGAGCATGGCTCAATTGCTGCAAGGCAACCCACAGTTGTGGCAAGTTGCTGGCGACCTGTTTGTCAAGAATATGGACTGGCCCGGTGCCCAAGACCTTGCCAAGCGGTTCAAGAAGACCATCGACCCCAAGGTGCTGGCCGATGATGACGATCCAGCCTTGGCCGCTGCCAACCAGCAGATGGAGGCGATGGCTGCTGAGATGGAGAACATGTTCCAGATGTTGCAAAACGTCAACAAGAGCATGGAAGTCCGTGACTTGGAGATCAAGGAACAGGCTAACCAGATCAAAGCATTCGATGCTGAGACTAAGCGTATCAGCGCCGTGCAGGCTGGCATGACTGAGCAACAGATTCAAGACATTGCAATGGGTGTTGTGGCTGCTGCGATGGAGAGCAACGACAATATGGTCATGATGAATGAACAGCGTCAGATGCCAGAGATGATGCCCGAGATGATGCCACCTCAAGGAGAGATGAATGAAATGCGCTGATTTTGTAGGCGAACTGTTCTTGGCCCGTGACGTGGCCCACTCGGTTCACCTGAACACCCGCAGCTTCTCCAAGCACTCGGCGCTGAACACGTTCTACGACGAGGTGATCGACTTGGCCGACAAGTTTGCCGAGGCGTATCAAGGCCGTCATGGTCTAATTGGGCCTATC